ATAGTCACCTTTTTTACATTTGCCAACAATTTTACAAGGAACTCTACCCTTTAAAGCTACAGGTATTCCTTCACTTTCACTATTCATTAAATAGGCAGGATTTGTTGAAACTACACCAACAACCGGGTCAGTATCTTTCATAGTCGCAGTAATTTCTTGTTCACCGCCTATACAAACAACAGTGCCTGGTTCATAATTTTGATCGGCAATATATTTTTCCGCCAAGTCAGCGTATTTAGCTTCAGATGCTACTCCTTCAAACAAATTTGCAGATAAATTACCATTTGCGTCTCTGATAGCTACAGTATTTGCAGCTACAGTTGTTGACGGATACCTATTTGCATTAGAAAAATATAAAGAATCAGACGCCGTTGATTTTCCATGGAAAGTCGTAGCATACATTGCAAAAAACGGAGCATTTGAGTTACCGATAGTGACATTTCTTGTTTCGCTTGTCGAATCAGTGGGTGCAGTACGTCCTGGAAAAATACCTTGAGCATTTATAGTAAATGGACTTTTTATTTCGCCATTTTGATCTTTCACGTTAAAATAAATATCATTGCCTTGCTCATTTGCAATTTCTGCAAAGTTATCACTTACTACTTTGATAACAATATCATCCGAAGCACCTATTGTCAATCCGCTATCTGATTTAAATCTTACTAATGAACTGAATCCTGCATCACCAGTTGATATAAAATCACTTGCTGATTTACCGCCTAATTTTTCTGCATTAGTAGCAGTACCATGAAACCGTGCATTACTATTTTCAGTTACTCCTGTGCTTGAATTAGTTAAATTCAATCCTGGTCTAATTATCGAAAATCCTTGTATTTCATTATCATCATTAATCACAAACGTTTCATTTGCAATAATATGTATAACTTCATTATCAACCCTAGATAAAATTACTGAATGACTTACTGGAGGAACCGACGTATCTGTAATTTCTGCACTTTCGAATCTTGTTACTAAATCTCCTGCACTTTGTGGTCCTACTAATATAAATTCTGTACCACTATACGCCCATAATTGTTCATTTGTAGTATCCCACCAAAAATCTCCAACAGCTAAACCTGAAGGTTTTATATTAGAAACTTCTGCGCCGCCAGTAGTTCTCCATTGAGTACCATCATAAAATTTTAATTTACTTTCACCTACATCAAACCATAGTTGGCCATTTATTGCTTTAGGTGGTTCATTTTTACCAGCAAAATTTTCAAGTAAAAAAATGAAATTTTCATTTTGAATTTCACCATATCCTGCATAATTTTTGCCAACTAGCTTTAAATCAGTAGTCTGATCAAGTGTTCCATCTTCGACTACTGCAAGTTGATTACCGTCATACTTATTAATTATATAAGCCATTTCATTTTACCTCTTTCTAAATTTAACTAACGACTGTTCTAGATAGATACGTCCAAACACCGTTTTGATTTTGATATACATACAAGTATCGTAATGGAACAAATTCTACTATTCCTTCTGCCGTGCCCCCAGATTGAATATCTGCGATAACGCTTTCTTGCGAATTATTTAAACCTTGTACTGAAACATAGGATTTTTGAATTAAAGCACCTGTACCCGTAGCTCCTACAGTAATTTCTATATTTTTTACAACTGCATTTGTATAACTCCATACCAAAACATTTGCATATGCAAAATTTTCAACTGTTGTAGGATCTTTCATTGATGTTAAAATATTTCCTATACTAGTTGTTGGTCCTGGAGATATTTGTAAAGGTTGTGGTGAGTTCAGTCCTGATACATCAATACTTAGCATTAATGTAATTTCTCTGATTTTTGTATCAACATAATTTTTTGTAGTAACATCTTGCAGATCTACAGGATTTGTAACATCACTTATTCTATGTGATTGTAAAGAAAGCACTCCGCTTGTACCTGGATCAATGTTTATATTAATCCCATTAGTTCTTGTTATTGTAGATCCTGTTATATCAAAATAACTTGTGGTTATTGTACCTGAAACATCAAGTCCAGTTAATGTACCTACATTTTCTAAACTGCTATTGATAACTGTTGATCCCAACGTAGTACTGTTTAAAACTTGTGACCCACCTATCTTATAACTAGGAGTAGGAAATGTATCTATACTTAAATCTAAATTTTGATTACTTGTCCATGAATCAGTACTATCTATCCAAGTAAGAGATTTAGTTCCTTGTGTACCTCTTAGTAATATACCTCCACCATCTATGTTTACATCGGGCTCATATGTACCATCAGGCTTGACTGCTAACTCTATTGCTTTATCATTCACTTGTATTGCAGTAGAACTTACATAAAACTGTTCTCCTACTACAGTAAGATTTCCTGAAATCTTTACATCTTTATTAACTTGTAAATTTCCATTAACAGTTGTAGTAGGAATAACTGCTGCTGTAGTTAAAGAAACACCCTTAAACAACTCAACTTCTAGCTCACTTGAATCGGCATAAAAAACATTATAAAAATTATTTCCTTGCCGTACTCGTAAATTTAAATCCGAGCCTGTTTGTTGATTTTCTATTTGTAGAGTATTACCTGCTATTTTAAAATTTGCAAAAGATACTCCTCCGTCATTTATTGTTAATCCATTTGAATTATTAATTGTTATAGTACCTTGTGTTGTAGAATCACTAGTTGTAGTAAAAAAATCAACAGCATATAACCTATTACCACTTTCATCTAATAATGCTTTTGCATCTTGACTTACTCCGTTATACCAAAATCCGCTAGTCGGTGTTTCCCCATCTAAATTAGCGATATTGAAACCTCGATATAGTTTTTGTTTTGGATTTAAACTTGTATCATTTGGATCTGGAGATAAGCCTGGAATAGAAAATGCTAATGGAATTACAAAAGTTGACGGAGAATACACTCCTACTAATGCTCCTCCTAAAAATAATTTAAGTATAGTTCTTTCAGTTCCCGCTTCGTCAAGTTGTGATGCAGTTTCAAACCCTGTTTTTCCTTGATTTGCATTATAATTAGGACCAACTAAAGTTAAATCAACTCCATCATAAAGATATAATTTATTTTGTAAATTATCAATCCATATGTCTCCTGCAATAAGATTGGTTGGTTGCGAACTATTTACAACAGTTCCTGATGCAGATTTAAAATCAACTCCGTTATAAACTTTAAGCTTTGAATCCTGCTTATCGTACCACATTTGACCTATCATAGGATTACTAGGTGGAGATGTAGAAGCAAAATTTTCTAATAATTTTACAAAGTTTTCATTAATAGATTCTCCAAACCCTTTATAATTTTTTCCAATTAAGGTTAAATCAGTTGATTCTTTATCTATTATACCATCTGTTAAATCTATAAGCAATTCGCCATCTGTTTTGTTTATTCTATATGTCATATATATTAACCTAGTCCTGCATAAATTATGTAATTTATGGTCGTATACGGATTCATAATATTAATAGGTGCACCAACTGCACCGTCTGTTTCAATATTTCCACTATTTGATAATGCTTGACCTCCTCCTAAACCGTCAGCTCCTTTAGATTCGGGAGAATCATATCTTACTACCCCTGCATCATTTGATTCGCCAAATATATCTCTTATTGCATAAAATTGTGCTCCAGATGAACTAGATAACGAGTGTTTATGCTCTGGTAAATTTCCTATTTCAATTAAAGCAGAAGCTGAACCACCTTTTGCTCCAACAGTGTCTGCTGCTAAATCATTTACAACATCTGCAGACGAGCCGCCCATATTATCTGCACCTAAAGGTACTCTACCTCTAAAATCAGGTAGGCCAAAGTTATCAGCACTAGATAACATAGATTGTGCTTTATAAGAATAGCCAATTACTTCAAATAAAATGTAATATTTTGTTTTACTTATTTCTTGCCCAGCACATATTAACCATCCACTTGGAGCTATTTGCCCTGCAAACGGAACTAACATTCCTACAGGGATTGTCGGAACAGCTTGTAATATTGTTTGCCTACTGACTTTTTGTAAACCAGTATTTATACCTGAAATCCTGTTTATAAGAAATTCGTCATCTGCTTGCGTGGTATAGACTTGCGGCTTTGATGCTAAAAGTGTATTAGCAACTTCCACATTAAAAACTTTAGTTGTACCTCCAGTTTGTCCATCAAAAGAAACTTCGTTTGTGGTAAAAAAATCACCTTGTATTACAAAAGATGTCGGAGATGTTAATTTATCAGCAAACCCTGCCCTACCTGTAACTGTACCATTTACATTTCCATTCAAATTTCCTGTGAATTCATTAGAATATATATGAGAAAACCGCAAATCTGTAGATCCTATATTCCTAACAGAATTTATATCAGGTAAAATATTACCTCTTGATTCGATTGCTACATTATCAATTCCGTTGACAATAATTTTTTCGCCAACTTGCAAATTTTTTGCTATTCCTACACCACCATTTACTACCAATGCTCCAGTATTTGCAGATGAAGTATTCGTTGTACCTTTTACATATAAATTTCCTTTATCAGTTAAACTAGAATCAGATCTTACACTTACATTTCCTACTACATCTAATGTTTCCTCAGGTGCAACTGTATTAATTCCAACTTTTAAATTTGAATCATATCTCACAATTGTTTTTAATCCACTTGCAGTCTTCACTTTAAAATCTAAACTAGACCCAGCTACATTATGCTGTATTAAACCAGCATTGCCTTCTACACCTACAATTAGTTCAGAATTAATACCGTACCTTATTCCTATATTATTTTGAACATTAATTGGGTAAGTTGTTGTACTAGTAGTATCAGATCTTAAAAAGTTTTCCGCAGCAACAAGTACATCATTAACAATTAAATTTTTTGCTTTTTCTGCTGTGCCAATATAATTAGGTGATTGCCCACTAAATGCCGTTGTGCTTAAATTTAACCCAGGGTACAAAACAGAGAACCCAGGTATTTTATTTTTTGGTGTAAAATTAAATTTAGATACAATAGCAATAGGTTCCGCACTTACATCAATTCTTAATATATTATAATTTATATTATCTGTGCCTAAAATACTAACAGGTGATACACCTGTAGCTAATCCATCACTAAATTCTGGTCCAACAAGTATCCATCCGCTACCAGTATACAAATATAGTTGTTGATTTTTTATATCTGCCCAAAGATCTCCTATTAATGCTTGAGATGCATCAGGCTCTGTTTCGGATTTTTTTATACTGCTAGTCGGAACCCAATTTGCTCCATTAAAAACTTTTACTTGTTCGACATCAGGTGAGCTATCATACCATATTTGTCCTTCAACAGGATTAAAAGGTGCAGTATTTGCAGCAAAATTTTCAAGTAAATGTAAAAAATTTTCTCCAATAGCACTACCGTACGATGTAACATTTCTACCTGGTATTTTCAAAGATGTTAAATCGTTAATTTCTCCATCTTCAACAGTGATATAACCTTTATTTGTTTGATCAGTATATGGTATTATATAACTAATTTATTATTATCCTTCTACTAAACCAGATAAACTTTGTACTCTAATAGTATAATCTATTTGTATCAATCTATTAAGACTCTTTTGCACTGGATGAAAAATTACATGAGTCAATAAATTACCTACTCCGCTATCACTCCACGCTCTTAATCCTAATTCATCAAATACATATAAATTATTAGAATCAGATGCTGTATCAAATGCGTCTTGTCCTGAAGGTTCATTATAATCTAATAAACAAGATATTATTACATCACTATAATTTGTTCCACTTAAATGCCTAATTTCTATTTTATTTCTTAAAGGATCTAAATTATTAACACTATTGTCATCTACAACTTTACTATATGTTTTATTATATAAGCTTGCATTTGTACCTGTTGTATTAGGTGTTAAATATGTAATTATTCCTGTAGGATCTACGATTGTTCCTCCATTACCAAAATCCATTTGGTATATATATCCTTGTCCTGCGTTACTAAAACTTTCGGCCAATGCAATACTCATATTTTCATAATGAATAGCATTGTTCTTATCTATAAAAACATTTTTTGTGTTTGGATCGAAAATTTTAATATGTCCTGATATTAAAATTCCTGTATTTTCTTTTAACATATCTACCATTTTTATTCCTGCTCATTTATTTATCTACATAAAGTAACTGATTAAGATTGTAATATTTTAGAAATATCAGTATTACTTTGACTCAATGATTTCCCTAGTTCATTCCAACTTTTTCCTATTCTCCGTACAACAATTACTCTTTCATTATCTCTTGGTGGTCTACTTAATGTCAACAAATTTTTGTTTGCATCTGATACCCAATTTTCTCCTGTATATACAAACTCGTTACCGCCTTGAATATATATATCTCCAATATTACTGTTAACAGGTATATCTGTATAATTTTTATTTAAA